GATGAAAAATAATCATAATCATTTATAGTAAATGTTACTGCATTACCCACGATAATTGATGCTGAAGGCGCACTCAACATTGCAGGTAGCGTAGAAGCAGATGCAAGCGTACTACCGTCACTAAACGTAATTGATGGGCTTGAGCCTGAAATTATCGTAGACATTTAAGCTCCTTTAAGTTTGGCTACTTCAGCCTTGAGGGACTGAATTTCTTTAATCATCATTGGGACTAATTTACTGTAGTCCACGCCCATCATGTCTTCAGGGTTTCTCGACACAGATACCGCATAGGGTGCTACTTCCATCAATTCCTGTGCAATCATTCCGTATTCTTGATGTGTACCGTCTGTTATCCAATCAAATGAACGCACTTTAATAGCATCTATATTGCCCTGTGGTGCGTCTACAATGTTTGTTTTTAAACGTTGGTCAGATGATGTATTAAATGCAGTAGATGATGTTGTACATTGGATTGTTCCGATAACAGTACCGTCATTGTTACAAAATACTGCGGGATAATAGTTAGCATTAGATACTGGTTGTGTGGTCAAACCATCTGAATAACTGCCTAAATTACACGCAATAGATAATTTTCCATAATGGTACGCACTCGTAGTCCCCACTAATAAATTTTGATTTGTATCAAGTGTGATCGCAGTTGTATTAGCAGTCTGTAGTGCTAATGAACCACTTGTGTCAGAAGTAACAACTACTCCTGCTGATGTTGATGCGTTTATAGTGGCGGTCATTTCAATGTCCCCAAGAATGTGGTGATCTGCTCTGCGGTCATTGCGTTACCTTCAGCATCGTTAAGTGCAACACCGTTTGCCAAGTCTTTTTTGAATTGTTGGTAGTCTGTGTTGTCAGGGGCAAATGGTATGCAAGCTCCATCTGTTGTGCGAATTACACTTTTTGCAACTCCATTAATAGGATGATCTGGACAATTTTTGTACATTTATAGCTCCGCAGAAAAAGCAAGAAAATCAGATGAATTACCATTGGCACATAAAAGCGCTCCTTGACCAGCACTCATTCCTGAAGCAGTAGCATTAATAACCACATATACAGAATCAGTACCTGGATATGCAGTAGTTATACCTATGACTGTATTTGAATTTATTCCTGCATTAATTTTCCCACCAGAAATAGTGGTAGTTGCAGCTCCTCGCATAGTTACAGGATATTTAACAAAAACATCCGCTTCTGTTGTAGACACAACTGTACCAGCACCAAAAGGTGCATAGTTTGAATAAGTTGAAGATAGTTTTGCGTAATACCTCTGACACAAAATCAACTCACGCCCATAGTCTCTAAAATCAAAACTTGTGGCTTGTGAACCTACTTCAAATTGAACACCAGTTAAATAAAAGGTCGCACTACTTGTAGAAATCCAAGGGGTTTGCCCAGTTGCACCAATATAACTTCCTGAAGTCCATGAGCCTGCTGAAGTTAATTGTGATGAACCACCACTTAAACAAAAATCAATATATATACCAACCCCATTTGTTGCACCAACCCATGTTGCAGTTGTTGGCCCAAGAATTGTTACGCTAATTTGAGTCCATGTATTTGCTGTTGGTATTGAATAAGAAAAAGCATAACTTAATGTTGTTGCACTATTTCTTAATGCACCACTAAATGTACCAGTAACACTTGAATAAACCCATGCGGACAATGTAATTGTTTTAGCATTAGCTGTTCCCCAACTCAAATCATAAGTATTAAAACCTTCAATTGGTTGTTGAATAATAAAATAATCGCCAGAAGATGGTGTTTCTGTAGCAGTTACTGTTAACAGCATACTAGAAGAAAATCCTGCAGGGGCATTGGACGATAATTGATATGACCAAGTTCCTGTCCCAGATTTAAATAAAGCCCATCTATCTGCAGAATAACCAGATGGCGCGGGACTTTGGCTTGCGCCAGAATATCTTTGGTCAATAACCATCGCACCATTAATAATACGATTCTTAAATCCAAAGGTGTTTTGTGCATTAAAACTTGTAGTTCCCGAACCTGTAGACAAACCCAAAGCACCACTCGTACTAGGAAGTGTTAGTGTTGCAGTCACCGCATCAGTCGGGGTTATTGTTGTTGCACCACTTGTTGCGCCATTTAATACTACTGATCCCATGATTTATCCTTTGAATTACAAGATGACCCAACGACTACTAGCACCAAGAGTCACCGATACACCACTTGCAAGTGTGATTGGACCAACTGAAGATGCGGCATAACCATTGGCAACGCTATAACTTGTCCCGATTGTTTGGTTGTTCACCATCAAACCGTTAGATGCAATGTGTTGAGGTGCAGTGATTGAACTACCGTCCCAAGTCAAAGATGCAGAGCCTGCAAAAGCACCTGAGTTATTGAATTGGATTTGGGTGTTCGAACCGCCAGGGCTACCCGTCGAGTTAATCGTCACATTACCCGTTCCACCACTCGGTGAAATTGTAATTCCCGTACCCGCAATGATTTGTGACACACCCGCAGTCACGGTTGCCCATGTACCATCACCACGCAAGTAAGTCGATGAAGAAGGCGTACCAGTCACTGGGTTAGCACCCAATTGAGTAACTGAACTAATCACATAACCACTTGTGGGTAGTGTTACGTTTGTTGCGCCTGTTGCCGTTAAGGTAATAGCATACTGAGGAGAACCGCCTGCAATTTGCAAGTTGGCGTTAGCCATCACAGTAATTGTTCCAGACTTGTTGTAGAACAACTTACCATCGGGAATGTTAATGGCGACTTCACCTACCGCCAAATTACCTGTTGTCGGAGTGTTTCCCGTAGTAGTACTGTTGCACAGTACGATTGGTGTGTAACCTGTTGCGGCCATTAGAATGTACCTCCATTAATGCCTGCTGTCAGAGCATTATTTGTGTAATTGTAAGTCAATGATGCGTTTACGTTGGTAGCAGAATTACCACTTGATACTGGGCCAAAGTGCAAGTAATTTGTTGCACCTGATCCAGTTGTAATTGCCACGTTAGTTGCGTTTGTTGCGGTTCCTGCCGTTGCCGCATTCAAATTAGCAACTTGAGTTGTACTTGATACTGTGAATGGAGCAGTTCCAGTCGATACAGTTGAAGTTATAACACCTGATGCTGAAATTGTTGTGAATGCACCTGTATTTGCAGTGGTTGCTCCAACAGTTCCATTGATGTTAATGGATGCCGTACCTGTGAGGTTAGTGACCGTTCCAGAGCTTGGAGTACCCAATGCACCACCGTTCACTACAAAAGCGCCCGAAGAGCCTGTACTAACCGCCAATGCGGTTGCTACACCCGTTCCAAGCCCCGTCACACTTGTGATTGCGGGGGTTACGGTTGTATTACCCGCTAATGTCAATTGACCTTGTGCATTAACGGTGAAAGTACCAACTTGTGTTGCTGAACCGTAAGAACCCGCAGTAACGGCAGTATTGGTAATGCTAAATTGGGTTCCCGTGAGAGTCAAACCCGTACCTGCGGTATAAGTTCCCGCACCCGAGAATTGCACCCAAGTTACTGAAGTGACACCAATTGTGCCACCAGGGTCTACCGTACACACCCATCCCGTATCCGCTTGTAAAGAACCTTCTTCCACAAATACATAAGCGGAAACCAATTGATTCCATATATTAGCGTCAGTAGTGCGTGTCCAAGCACCAGAACTTGATAAATAAATACCGTTTTGTGAAGACGTTGATTGGTTTTTAACCAAAACACGGCTTGCGGAAGTCGCTATCCCATCAATAGTTTGCTCACCCGAAAGGGTAATATTTGCCGTTGTTGCACATAAAACTGGTGCTTTAGTATTCAATCCTTGCGCTACTGAATCTACATATTGCTTAGTTGCAAGTTGTAGGGCACTTACGGGATCTTGAGTCACCGCCACAGAAGTCAAACCACCCAAGGTAAGACTTGAAGCGCCTAAAGCAATGCTGGTTGTACCAACAGTAACCGTACTATTGGTTAACGAACTATTACCAATGTTGCTCAAAGTATTTGATGAGCCACTGATTGTTTTATTTGTTAATGTTTGTATGCCAGTAAGAGTGGCAACTGTTGAATCAATTGCAATCGTTACTGGAGCAGAACCATTGAATGATGTTCCAGTAAGTCCTGTACCAATCGTCAAAGTGCTTGTAGTACTAGCAGTGACCGTTGTAGAACCACCCAAACTGACTAAATTGCCGTTAATGGTGATTGAACTATTGGTCAATTGAGCATTTGTTATGGTGCCACTCAATGCTGTAGTAGGTATGGTTGTCGATGCAGTCATGGCGCTTGTGCCATTACCAATCACATAGCCAGTCAGACCACCTACGCCAGTACCACCACTGGAAACATTCAATATGCCACTTAAAACAACGCCACCCGATGTTGGGGTTGACGGCAAAAGTCCAGTTGTACCACCGCTGAACGTGGCAACACCTGAACCAGAAACGATTGCACCCCAGACATTGTTTGCGTATGCCTCAAAGGTTCCCGTATCGGTGTTGTACCTCAACATTCCATTTGTTGGAGATGCTGGGCGAGCAGATGTACCGCCTGCGGGTGTTGTGATGCTACCAGTGCCTGGAAAAACTGGGTTTGTTGCAATTCCAATCGTTGGATTGCCACCCAAACCACTAGGATTGGTCACAGAAATTTGGTTAACAGTACCAGCCAATAAAGTTTGACTTATGGTGGTCCCATTGATTGTCAATAAACCTGTACCTGAGACAGACGCAAAGTTGGCCAATACGCCCGTTATAGAGAGCGTTGGGTTGCCAGATATACCGTTACCATTACTGATGGCCAAACCGTTGCCTGAGACCAATATAGTCCTGTTTACGACGGTGTTTGCGGCACTTTTGGCCAACATTCCGTAGCCCACACCCTCAAGTGATGCACTTGTGCCGTTCAAACTAATGGTGTAACTAGACTGAGCACCGCCATCGGTGATACCAAGTCCAGTTCCCACAGCCAAATACCGACTTGCGGCCAATGGTGCAGTAGTACCCACAGTGATAAACGTGTAGGTGCTTAGATTCGAAGTGGCTTGGATCTGGCCCGTGGTTGTCTGGACAGTTACGCCATTTTGAACTACGGGCACAGCCTCAGAACCCGTTAAGGCACTGGCTGTTGGTAGCTGGGTGATGGTTATATTTGCCATGTTATTGACTTGGTGAGGGGCTCAAGGTGTCTAGATTACCAGTTCCAGACGGCGTTTGTGTGTTATTTTCAGGTGACAAGTCAATCTGGGCCTCGCCCGTAGTTTGAATTGCATCTGGCACCACTGCAATGTCCGTATCTGGTCTTGGAAACCTAATGTTAATTCTTTCTGTCTTACGCGCGGCTAAACGATACGGGTCCTTCTCATCAGCACATCCCTCATTACACACTCGCAGGCCAGGGAAGTTCGGATCATTTCGCATCACCGCGTGAGGACGTTTCATTTTACATCGATCACATATCGCAATCGATATAGTTGACATCCCACGTGTATCAATGAATATAGGCATTAGACAGTCCTCCCTTGCGCCAACAATGTAGCACGCCGAGATGCAACTCGCTTGGCAATTT